TGGTTCAAACCATAGTTGGGTATGTTTTTCTAATTGGAATGGAAATGGAGCTAGAGGCGCATGGACAATTGAGGAGATTGCACAGTGAGTAAGATTTTTGTAGATGAAATACACGCTACAACGGGTGGCAATAAGATGCTTGTAGGTAATAACAGACCTCATGTGTTTTGTAGAGGTTTTGGCTCAGTTACTACAGCTACACCCGTTATCAATGGTCAAACTATGGATACATCATGGGGTATTCATTATAACGCTGATGAGGTAACTGAAAATATAGGTAATCATTACGATAACTCAACTGGATTTTTCCGTGTGCCTGTCACTGGAATATACTATCTTACAGCAGGATACGGCTTCAAAGCAGCAACTAATACTATTGGAATGAGTTGGGTGACTGGAACAGCAAGTGATCACGGAATAATTGGATTAACACATAACTGGGATCAAGATACAGACACAACAGGACATAATAGTACCATTTCAATGATGAAATTATTAACAGCAGGGAATGATGTGTGTATAATGTTTAGAGAAACGACCTATACATATCCAAATACAGGTATAGATTATTTCCGTTTTAGTATAACACATATAGGATAAAAATGGCAAAGCAAAGAACAATTGGATTAGTGACACATACACCTACTAAAAAGGGAACCTCTATCGGAAGACATCCTATTACATCAACGATGAATAAACATAAAAGAAGAACAAGCAAAAAATATCGAGGACAGGGGAAATAAATATATAAATGACAAGAGCAAGAGATACAGCTAGAGCAGGATTCATGTCGGAAAAGACGTTCCCGACTGGGTCAAATGTTTTGTTTAGATTAAATGATCAAAATCTAGCGACTAGTGTTACGATCGATTCGGATAAAAACGCTCTTGTCGCGGGACCACTATCGATCGATAGCGATCAGACGTTAACGATCAAAGGAAACATGAGTATAGTATAATGACCACAGGAACTTTAAGACTTAAAAAACTAGAACATACGAACGGCACTACCGCTATGAATATTGATACCAGTGGTGTGGCTAGTATACCTAAACAAGCAGGTATGTATGAGCATATAGAATCAAAAATATCTTCTTCTGATGGTGATGTAGATACAAGTAATGTTCTTTATTTTAATGATTGTTTTTCATCTGAATTTCTTTGTTATAAATTAGTGGTTGGGTGGTTTAGCACGACAGGTAGTAATGGTGATGATATAAATATTCAATACACTACTGGTACTAATACCACAGACTCAACAAGCACCTATCAGAGGTCTTTGTTTTTTATAGGAACAAATAGGTCTTCTTACACAATCTCAAATGCAACAGCAGGTTATGGACGAATTTGGGGTAATCTTTATCCTAATGATGCAGGAGGTATACACGGAGAAATAGATTTTTTTAATTTACACGCTCCTGTAATAAACGGCACAAATACTGATAGAGGAAGTAACTACAGACCATTTTTAAAGTCTGACTTTATAGGTTATAGACCACAATCAACAGATGGTTTTGAAAGGCAAATGGGTTTAATAAGATATGATACAAGTCGTGCTGATGACTACTTTAAAGGGTTTGCTTTTAGTTTCTCTAGCGGAACAACAAAAGCAGGAACTCATATGAGTCTTTATGGATTGAGGAGACACGCATAAATGCCAGGTAAACTAATAGTAGGAACAATAGAGACTCAGAACATCAACTTTGATTCTGATACTACTGGTATGACGATTAATAGTAGTGGGGTCGTTACTACGCCGAAAACATCTGGTATGTATGAACATATTGTGTCAAAGATAAGTACCTCAGATGGAGAGCATTCAACGGCAGGAGCAATACACTTTCCAAGCATATTTTCATCTGATTATATACACTATAAAGTTATTATAGGTTATTACAATGTCACAGCTAGTTCTAATGGACATTTGTATTTTAGATTTTTGTCTGGAACTAATACTATTTTAACATCTGCTGATTATCAATTCACTTTGACAAGACAAAGATCAACCAATGATTCCTATAATGCTGTGTCTGGAGCAAACCAAACAGCAGGAAAGATTTATCATGGTCTTTGGAATAATGAAGCAGGGGGAATTCATGGAGAAATTAATATATACAATGTTATTGCACCAGTAATAAATGGACACAATACAGATAAAGGTACAAATTACAGACCTATAGCTTTTAGTGATTTAGTTGGATATGATGAAAGTCACAATGCTTATACAAGACAATCTGGAATGGTACGTTATAACCCAAATAATGCTGACACACATTATACTGGATTTAATCTTGATTATGGTCAAACTGAAAGACAACACACTCATATTTCTGTCTACGGATTAAGGGTACACGCATAAACTTAGAGAGAAAAAATGTCAATAGCAATGGAACAACTCAGAAACACAAGAAATGAACTTTTAGCAGAGTGCGATTGGACACTTTTACCAAGTAGCCCATTATCAGTTGAAAAACAAAATGAATGGAAGGTATATAGGCAAGCACTAAGAGATTTGCCTTCAACTGCGAGTTCGGATTTTATCAATCAAGTTGTTGATGGATCTTCTCCTGCAGTTGATATGTCATTGATAACATGGCCAACGAAACCATCATAGGATAACAATATGGTAAGTATATTAAAAGTAGATGAGATACAAAACCCGAGTACAGGCACAACGGTGATTAATACTAAAACACCACACGAGATGGATTGTTTTTATGTAAATGCTAATTTAGATAATCCTGATGGTGTAATACACCAATGGTCTCGAGATAATCATTCAGCCAATAGTATTTCTGTTGGAAACTTTCCTGTTGGAACTGGATTGACAGGTCCTAGCGGTTCAGGAAGTACTGTAAACTGCTTTAGCTTTCCAACACCAGGATATTATAGAATTGATCTAGTTTGGCAACACCGTACAGCTGCTGATGATGCTCACTCTGGTCTACAAGTTTTAGTATCAGTTGATGGTGGAAGTAATTATAGTCTTTTAGGTATGATTTCTTCAGGACATGTAGATACTGATAATCAAAGAGGTGTTAAAGGTGGCACGTTTTTTATAAATGTTTCATCAGTTACTGGATCAACCGCAGTAAAGTTTAGAATTAATGCTGTAAGTTTTCCTGGATCTGGTCTCCATCAAGTTGAAGGCACTTCAGATACATCAACTACTGGTGTGATGAGTTATCTTTTATCCCAAAGAATTGGCGAGGCAGTTACATCATGAACGCGTTATTAGTAGAAGCAATTCAAGATCCAGCTGGTACAGAAGTTTTCGATACCAGCCCAGAGATCGATCGCTGGCTTATGATTGGCAACGATACTGTTAATAGAATCATGAAAGGCGCATCTGATGGAGAAATTATACCTGAATGGAGAAGAGAAGATCTCGAGATAGATGACGTTTCGATAACGAAAGTTCCAGTTGGAACTGGAATGTCTTGTAGCGGAGGTGTATTTAGTTTTCCTAGAACAGGATTATATAAAGTAGATATAATGTTAGTTATGCGAGTACAAGCTGATGAGGGCACATATGGTGCCACTCTCAAAGTTTCTCGAGATAACGGAGTTAGTTATGATAATTATGCACGATTGTTACATGCATGCACTCAAGCTGACACCATACATCATACTGTAAGTGCATCTCATTTCATAAACGTACCATCTGTAGAAGGAACGACTGCTGTAATTTTTAAGTTAGAAAGTTATGCTATGGATAACAACAACGTTAGTTTTATTGGAGATTATACTGGTGATGATGGAACCACACAAGGTCGTGGATCTTGTGTGTCAATAACTAAGATTGGGCCAGCGGTGTAGTCATGTCAAGTACAATTAAAGTAGATGAAATACAAACGGCAGTCGGAGGAACTACGATACTTGATACAAAACGAGAATTTGATGCGTGGAGACTTTCTGCAAACTTTACTACTGGTGATTCAATAATAACTGGTTGGGAAAGAGCAGATGGTGATGACGCTAGTGTGTGTCCTGTACCGGTAGGCACAGGATTAACTGAAGAAAGCGGTGTATTTAGTTTTCCAGTGACTGGTTACTATAGAATCGATGCTACGATTTTACTTAATAGCACAATACAAAATTTTCAGTTCACCACAACTGCTAAAGTTTCAAATGATAATGGAAGTAACTTTATAAATTATGTAACTGGGATGATAGGAAATACTGACGCAGATGACTATCAAGAATCATGCTCTATGAAATTTTTTATTAATGTTAAAAATACAAGCGGAAGTAGTGCAACGAAGTTTAATTTTACTGCTGCAGACAACACTAGCGGAGAAACAGTATTAGGAGATACTGATATGAATTTAACATACTTTACGTGCCAAAGGTTGGCACCAGCGCAATAGGATAAGATAATGTCATATATAGGAAGAGATCCGCAAACAGTTTTTGGAGAGTATAAGAAGATAGACGTCTCAGGATGGAGCTTTGATTCTTCTACTACTACTTTTCCTGCAGGATTTCAAATTGGTGACGTTAATCAAATAATGTTATCGATTAACGGTGTTATACAAGAACCAACCACAGACTTCTTACTTACTGCTGGTGGTACTAACATTGTATTTACGACTGCACCAGAAACTGATGATTCTTGTTTCGCGATTGTTGCAGGAAACGTAGCAGGAGTTGCACAAAAACATGCGATTGGTAGTGTAACTGCTGAAGCACTATCAGCAAACTTAAAAACGTTCGATGAGTTTAGAGTACAAGCCGACGGTACCTCAGATTCATATACAATATCATATA